CTTGTTCGGGTGTCAACACTTCGACTTGAGGATGGTTAAGATACTTTTGTGCTTTGGCTTCGTCAACCACCTCCATAAGGCTGATTCCTTCTTCTGTATTTTGGTGACCCGAGTGAGCCTTTAAGCCAAGGGCCGTTTCCCAGTTTGCTCTGGCGTCTTTGTCACCCATGATGTCGATTAGTTGCCCGTTGAATTTTAAGATTTTCATAATACAACCTCCTTAAAGTTTGATACCGCCTATTCCGGATGGGTATATGGACGGACTTGATACAGTATTTATTATAGATAAAGTATCTGGATTTAATTCGTAATTTTTGTCAGGGCTAGTACTATCGCAATGATATAGCCTATTACTGGTTCCGCCTATGCCCTTAGGGTTTGTGGAAGGACTTGGTACAGTTTTTATTATAGCTAATGTGCTAGGATTTAATTCGTAATTTTTTTTAGAGATATTATCACAATGATATAGCCTACTACCGGTTCCACCTATTCCAGATGGCCCTGTGGACGGACTGTATACCCATTGTATTCTAGATAAAGAGTCTGGATTTAATTCCATATTGTCGTGACGGTCATAGGTTTCATCATCACACTGATATAGCCTACTACTGGTTCCGCCTATTCCGGTTGGGTATGACTCCGGACTTGAGTCAGTATTTATTGTAGCTAAAGAGTTTGGATTTAATTCGTAATTTTTGTCAGCGGCAGCATCACAATGATATAGCCTACTATTGATGCCACCTATTCCGGATGGCGATGAGGACGGACTTGATACAGTTTTTATTATAGCTAAAGTACTAGGATTCAATTCGTAATTTTTGGTAGTGTTATCATCACAATGATATAGCCTTCCAGAAAAAATTTGACTCAATATTCCAAATGCATACCACGTGTTCATGGCTGTTTCTGATGCCATTAGTACATCTATTGCTGTTTCTGATGCTATTATTGCATCCACGGCTGTTTCTGATGCTGCTACTACATTCATGTCTGCATAATCTTCAGGGTTTAAACCTACCAATCCTACTGAAAGTTTACCGATTGCCATATTATTTGCGCCTACGGCATCCATTGCTGTTTCTGATGCCACTACGGCATTCATAGCTGTTCCTGAACCTGCCACTACATTCATAGCTGTTTCTGATGCTGCTACTGCGTACATAACTGTTTCTGATGCTACTACTGCATCCATGGCTGTTTCTGATGCCACTACTGCGTTCATAATAACATCAGATGAAGCCATAACTTTACTTGCATGGTCGCTTACTACAATATTGTCTATCTCTTCAATTACTTTATTTATATCAACGCTATCTGGGTCAAGCATAAACTGTATATAATCTTCCCCGCCAATCGGAATTAAATCTCCTACGTTTACCATTATTCTTCCACCTCCACAACTTCCATAAAGGCTTCGCCATCAATTACAACTAATCGATATTTCACTCCAGCAAACTCGGGGTCTGTCCCTTCGTCTTCATATTTATGTGGTGTCGCATAATCATCCTTATGTAACGCAAGTTCATTTTCTAAATCTGTAATGTCTGAAGTATTTGTTGCGATATCGCTTTCCATATCATCCAAATCTACTTCTTGCGTAACAGTAATATACTCTGTCTTTGCCGCTCTGTCAAGTTCTGAAATAACACCCGAACTAAGTTCTTGTCTAGTTATTTTTCCCAATTCTATCATCCTTTCTTTTATTCTCGCGATTCCGCTTGCCTTCGCGAACTAGGATTTTACTTTTTAACTTCTGTCTCTATAACATCAATTCTTTTATGAGCAGATTTCGTACTTTCCTCTACCCTAACAAGTCTTTCAGTTATAAGAGACAAATTTCTATTAGTATCTTTTTGTTCTAACAAAACATCATCAGTTCTTTTCTTAATATACATTAAATCAGATTTAAACGATCCTTCTGTCTCTCCTTGCTGGTGGTAATCCTGTTTCATTGTTCGTTTTATTGTGAAAATTCCAATAAATATTCCTAAAATTGTCGACAAAGTTCCTATGAAAATAGGATCCATTAGCTCACTCCTAACTATTTGTATTATTAAATAATTTCTTCACACCAAAGAATTGCATTTATTGGTTTTGTTTCACTGACGGTTATAAAAGAAAAGTCTTTTAATTTTTCAACTCCAATAGTGTTATCCATTATATAGTTTCCATCAGCAAAAACCATATTATTGTCGAGTATGTTTTTTGTTACAATTATTTCAAAAATAGCTGGGACTTCACTTGACGCGCTCCAAGTACCACTCGTTTTTTCTATAGTCTCATTAACCGCACCAATAGTATAATCTAAACCTTTTGTCAATCTAACAGAGTTCATAAAAACTTCAATACTGTCTGTAGTTGGATTGTATGAAGAAATATCTCCCGTCATAAAATTGACAGTATCAGTATTATTTACTACCGTTCGGACACCAACTTGACGAGCAACTTTAATATTGACATTTAATACTCGTGACCAATATTCAGTATCTCCAGATAAATTTGGTGTATTATCAAAATTACCATCAATCAAAGAAGCAAATAAAATACCTCCATATTGAACGCCATTATCTTTGTCATAAGTAGTTCCCGAATCCCATTCACCTTTAAAACTAAGTCCAACCCCGTCTGCGCCTTGTGCTCCTTCTGGCCCTTGTAATGTCAGTTTTCGCCAATAAGCAGAATTAGTAGGCTCATTTCCTAATGTATCTTGTAAAGCCAAAAATAATTGAGTAGTTGCTCCATCAAAAAACTCTACTATATTATTTTGGTAATATTGATTTGAAGAAGAATATACCCCAATATAAGTAAATTTGTCTATCTCTTCTTGAAACTCGTTTTGCTTTTGTAATATATATCCTTCTGTTTCGTCTTTGAAAAAATTTTGCATATTAATTAAAATGTCACCAAATTTGTTCCATTTTTCAACATCAATAATATAGCTTTGAAGTTCATTTATTAAGTTATACAATTCGATAAATTCTTCAGGAGTTAAACTGCTTTTCATTATAAGTTCTTGATATCTCAAAGCATCGGTCTTTTTGCTTGCCGGTAAACTATACAACTCTAAAATATCGTCAATAGCCGCCGGAAATACACTTCTCGACCCTATTAAGTTCGCCATTCTCTCACCTCTTTAATAATAGATTTTCGTACAAGTAATAGAAGAACTATCTAATCCCAAAGGTAATGTCAAATCAGTTAATAAGAATTCTCCTTCGACGCCTATGCGGGGATAAGATAAATTTATTTTAGTATTTGGTCTTAAAGAATAAATTGGAACAGTAGTAAAATTCATAGTTTGAGCAAGAGAACTATATTCTAACATACCAAATTTTGCATGTAAAAAAGCTTGTTCATCATCTAATATATTGTCATCATCTATCACATGTATTTTCTCTCCAATTTGTTCCATGTTAAGTTGTGGATCAACATTGAAATCTAATTCTGTCCAGTCCGTTCCATCCCAAATATATGATAAATTATCTGTTGTAATATAACAAATATCTCCTTCTTGTTTGTCTGTTAAACTATCAAGCTCGACAACTAATACCCTGCTCCATCTATTCCTCATAAAAAAAGTTGTTTCATTTTGATCTTCGACTGCTCCCCAAACCCAAATACTATTTTTTACATTTTGAAAATTAAAAGAAGTGCTTTGTGTCAAAGATAAATCTACGTCATTAAAATTCCAAACAACGGGATCCGTTTTTTTCTTTCTAATTTCTTGTACTATAAAAAATCCATCTATATCAAAATAAAATTCAAAATTTTTATATAAATTAGTTAATTCAACTAACACTTCATAAACAGTAGAACCTGCTGGTTTTTCAATATCAATCGGAGTGTCTACTTCCATAGAATTGATCTTTAATATGTTTATTACTTTACGAGATAATTCAGTTACTACAGACTCATATGCTTGTTTAAGGGGAGTTCCTGCGGGTATTAAAATACCAATTGGTAAAATTCCTCCTAGAGTTCCATCTAAAAAAGCCATATAATCTACTAACTCACAACTTAGAGTAGATTCTGAAGTATTATAATTAACATTAATATTACTTATCGCAAAACGACCCAAATCAAACCAGGATATATCGCCAACAGGAGAACTAAGTCCCATAGAAACCTTCACTTTTTTATTCAACCACAACCTAGAAGTAGGAGAAGGTAATAAATTGTATTGCGGCTTAAGTACCATAGTTAAATTTCCAGTTCTCCTATAAGCTCCATTTGCGGACAGATTGATACTGCCTTGAGTCGTGATACCTTCTAGTTTATCTAAAATCTGATCGTCTTCATTCAAAAGCTCCAGTTTTAAATTTAATCGTCTAATTTTTGATTTTAATGATGTAAACTCCTGTTGAGTTAACATTAAAAATCACCTTCTATTAACCCATATTCCCGCAAGGTTGTGTCATCAGTAGAGTCTATTTCTACCAACTTAAAATTTAAAGAAGCTAATCCATTAATATCGCTGTTAAAACTTTCAGTTGGGTTTCCGATAATAGTTACCAATTTTAAATTACCATGCATATCTCGATAAATTTTTGGTTTTTTATTTTTTAAAAATGAAAATAATTCTTTTCTACCAATCGATTCTGCCCTAATATTCACAGAACTATCATGTTCTAATCGAGTGCTAGCCGAAACAAAAGTCGCATTAACACCCCATTCTGCATAATCCAAATTAGAATACGAAATAATAGGATATTGTGAATTTAAAGGTTCGTGTTTTACAGAAGTGTTAATATGTGTAATGTCCTCTACCGCCGCATCATATAATAAATGATAGTTATTATCTAGGTCGCTTAAGAAAACTCCTTCAAAATCTGCAGTTTCATATTCAGCCAATACTCTATTGCCCAGAACTTCCTCTGCAACAGGCAATAGACTATATTGATATCTCATATCATTTTGAATAACAAAGTCGTGTTGCTCATAATACAATTTATCGTCTGGATTATAAATTAATTCGCCAACATTTGACCAAACTAATTCGTCGTCTCTTCTTTTTTGTACTCTAATTTTATCTATTGTAAAACCACTTGCCGTAACAGAACCGGCTTCTAAATTACCATCAAACTTTGCATTCAAAACAGTAGAATACCTCCAAGTTGAAGGTCCCGTCCAGACAAGAGGCAAAGTATAATCTTCATCAATATAAATCTCATCAATTAAACCAGAGTACATTTCGATTTTATTCAAATTAGAAATTGGAACTGCATCATCAAAATTTGCGCCTTTTGATAAACCAAAAAAATCGTAATTTATAAACATTTTACTTCACCTCCCTATACATTTACTAAAATATCCATTAAATTGTTTATATGATTTATTCTAAACATTATTGTGTCATCTGGATTAGCTAAAACGAATTCTTCTGACGCAAAATGAGACATTAGTTCATTATCATTTAAAACTTTAAAAGCATGAATGCGGTTGTCATAATACTGTAATTCTATATTTCCTTCAGAACCAAGAATTCTTAAAAAAGTTTCGTTTTCTGGAAGATTTTTTAGCCACATTTGTAATATAAAATTGTCTTTTAATATACTAAAGCCTTCGTTACCAACAAGCTTGGCATAATTGGCGTTGTTCATATCAAGCCAAGTTTCATTAGTATAAACTATATTTTCATTATCAATTTCATCGTTTTCTGGATCGTATAAATGAAGTATAACTTGTAAAACAGAAGCCGATAGCTTAATAGTTCCAGTAGCTGGGCTATTCTCTGCCTCAAATGTTGTTAAAAGTCTTGGTGCCGAATACTCGGCGGTGAATTCAACTAAGCCACTTGAACCCTCTTGTCCATTTTGGGATAAAGTTTTTACTTCTACAAAATATACAACACTATTTTCTAAACTTGCTATTTCTTGCGTTAGAGGGTTGGAACCATCGCTATAAACATCTTCAAAAGACTCTAGTAAATTTTGATTACTATCATACCAATAGTATTTATAATATTGTAGTAATTCGTTCTCAGCTTGAGTATAAGTAGCAGAAAATGTTTCTGTTTGATTATAAACTTTTCCATATTCATCTATGTTTGTAAATACTATTGTTGGCGGTGAGAGTACCCAAAACAACAATGCCTCACTCTCGGCAGACCAATTTCCAACAGAATCAGCCACCTCAATTATTGCTAAATATGAATTTCCATTAGTTAGTTCTTCGCCTGTGGGAGAAATAACATGAGTGTATGACAGAGTATCTTTTTCTTCTTGATAAACAGTAGTCCCAGTTCCAGTATGTTTAACTGTTAACCTGTTTTTAACTACTTGAGGTCCCGATTGCACATCAAAAAATACTGTCGTACCAACCGTTGCATCAAACGGTTTTATTGGTCTAATCGTTGGTGTTGTAAACATATTTCACCGCCTTTCTTAAGGAACTAAACTTAAAATGATTTTTTCTGAAAAGTTATTATTAACTAATAAAACGTAAACAATATCATTCGCTACATAAGTTACTCCATTAATAGCTTTTGCTTGATGAGTGTCACCTTTTATCTCAACTTCGTATATATTTCCAGAGACATTTTGAATAATTTTCCCTCTTAAAGTTGTATTATATTTTGCTTGTTGACTAATTCTATTTTTAACTATTTCGTCAATAGCTTCTATGATTTTATTTTCAAATATTCCCATAAATATCACCTACTTAGTGAGAACGCCATCATGACGTTCTCACTTTCATTTTTGCTATTGTTGGTAAATTCATAATTGCTTCTCTTATTTCTTCAGCTTTGGAAACTGCGGGAAATTCTAATTTGTCAATTTTAAAAATTTGCTGAACTGCTTCTTGTTTATTTTTAGATTCAAGAGGCTTCGGAATCTCCATTTTCAGAGCTGTTGTAATAGCATTTTGTAATGTTGTGTCTAACTGCGCACTATTAAAAATCCATTCTGGGTCATCTTTAGTTCCATGGAATTTGGTAAGATATGTTCCTGTAGACTTGATTTCCCCACCGTCAGCAAATTCGAAATTAGGATCAACTGCTTTTATGTCATTGACCGCAGTAACTACATAACCCAAATTCCTTTTTGCATTAGCTGCAGCATTAGCCGCCGCCATACCAGCCGCGTCGCCTTTAGCTTTTGCATCAAAGTACATTTGTGAATAATCTTTGTCAAAACCAGCATCTTTGTTTGCCAAAACACTACTTTCAGATGATGAACTTCTAGTTGGGTTTGTGCTAGAAGAACTTGTAGGAGTTCTGTCAGTAGAAGTTTCTATATCAACTCCGCCCATTTTGGCTAGATCCTTCATGGCCTCCATTAAAGCTAATACTTCATCTGTAGTTGATCCGTAAGATTCAGCAAGTTTTAAAACTTCTTCAACTAAATTGGCAAAACCTTGACCATACAAGCCTTCCATTTCAATTAAAAATTCTTCAGAAGTCTTTCCTAGATTATCTCTTTGTTCTTTGTCTTTTTCTATCCATTTCTCGTAAGTTAATTCTTGAGCGGCTTCTAGTCTTTTATTGAATATTTTTAAGCTATTCTCTTGTCTCCTCTGAGATTCTTCTGCTTCGTCAATTTTATCTTGATGAAACTTCATATTTGCTTCATGTAGAGTTGTTAATTTATCTATTTCTAAATCTATTTCGGCTTTTGCAGCTTCTCGTTCTCTTTCTAGTTCAAAATCAGCAAAATCCTCAAGAGCCTCGTCTAATTCTTCTTGCTGTTTCGCAATCTCTCTTGGATCTGCCACCCAATCAAATTGGCCTTCTTCATTAAGAACTTGCAAACTTCGTCTAGCTTTTGCTTTGTTTAAAAGCTCTCTTTTTTCTTCAATCGCTAATAAAAGCTCAGCTCGCTCTTTTTCTTTATCTTCTTGTTCCGCTATTTCATCAAGAGCTTTTTTCTTATCTTCTAAAATTTCTTTTTCTGCGTTATAGGTTTCAGTTAAAATATCTTGTTTTTCTTTTTCTTGATCTATTATTTCTTGATTTTCTTCAATACCCTCTTTAAGATTATCTACTAAAGGCTTATAAGTTGCGATTTCTGATGCTTGATAGGCTTCATAATTCGCTTGACTAAATGCTTTGGCCATTTCATATATAGAAGTTACATTTTGTTGAATTGAATTATCTAAACTTTTAATATTTTGTTCTATCTGTGGGATTTCATCTAATGCCAAAGTAGACCAATTTTCATAAGCTTCTTCGATTTGTTCTATCGTGTATTTATGATTCCAGGCCCCACTATTGATTTCATTTAAAATATCGTTATAGTCATCAACTAGTTGGTATTCATCATTTAACATGCCGACTTCTTTTAATAAATCTCTATCTACACCTAGTTCTTCTTTTTTTAATTCAAGTAGATCTTTTTGTAATTTTTGTTCTGTTTCAAATAAAGAAATTCTTTTTTGGCTAATTAGTATTTTGTTTTGATAATCGTCTTCTAAAAACTTTTCTTCTTCTATGTTAAGCATTGCTTGCTCATTAGCGACTAGTTTTAATTGTCCTTCTAATTTTTCATACGCACCAAGCAACATTTCAACTTTATCAACGTCTGTGCCCTTATCTTCGCTTGTGCCCTTATCTCCGCTCATCATTTCTTCAAGGTCTTTTATATGTTGTTTGGCTATCGCTATTTGACCTTCTACACCTTTTAGTTCATCATAAAGATCGAACAAATTGTTATAAACTTCAGCCTCTGCTAGTAATCCCTTAATTCGTTTTTTGCTTTCTTCTAATCTGTCTATAGTGTTTTGTTCATCAATAATGACTGCCTTTTTTTGACTATTTAAAAAGGCATCCAAAGTTCCATTTGCGACTTGTATGGCTATAGTTTCTGCTCCATAAGCTTCTGATAATTTAAAAAGCGTTTCTGAACTTAGTTTTCCATTTTCTTGTAACTCTGTTTCCGCGTCCAACAATGTTTCCATTTTTTCTTTTGTGGCTTCCATCTTGCCATAAAATTCTTCATAAGAAACACCTAACGATTCTATAGCAATTTCACTGTCTATAATTTGATTCTCTAATTCATTAAAAAGAACTTCTTGTTCTTTAGTCAATTCTTTCCCTTTTTTTATTTCTGCAAATAATTCAAATACACTATCTTTTATTTTTTTAATACGTTCTTGATATTCTAACCCCGAAAGATCGCCTTTTTCATATTTTTCGTTTTCGTCTCTTTGTTCTGACAAAAGCTCAAAATAATCATCCTGTAGATCTTCTGAGAAAATTTCTTCTATCGTTTTTATTTGTTCTTTAATATACTTTTCAAATTCGTCATAGCCTTTAGCCTCTTCGGGATTGGCAATTTGCCACTGAATCAAACCATCCAGAATCAAAGGATTATTAAGATAAAGTTTTTCTATATCATTAAGTGCATCTTCATTGGCAACAACAAATTGAGCCAAGCTGGTTTCGGTGGCTTTTCGATAAGCTGCGAGACTTTCTTCTTCTTCTTCTCTCCCCACTGTTGGCACAGTGTAACTTTCGCCTTGAAATGAAATCGTTCCACGATTTTTTTCTGCTTCTGCAACCCGCCTTAATACTTCAAGATATTCTTCTAATACTTCAACAGTATTCTCATATTCTTTTCTAATATTTTCTTGAAATAATTTTTTTTCTTCTTCGTGCAATTCTTTAAACTGTTCTGTGGCTGACCCTACAGAAGAACTTAAATCTATTATAGTGTCTCCATAAATATTAGTTTTAGTTGTAAGTTCTGGGAATAAATTTAACATTTCGTCTTGCAAAGTAATAAACTCTTTATATTTTTCTGTGCCTAATGCAGAAGCGGCACTACCACCTCTAGTATTAATTATATTAAGATAGCTTTGGTATTTCTCTTGCATTTCTTCTAATTGCATAATAGTCAAGTCATAATTCTTATGTTGATCAAGAAAGACGTTATTACTTTTAATAACTTCTTCCCTAGCTTCTTTTTGGACTTCTTGATATCTTTTATATCCTTTTATCAATCCTGCTATAGCTAGTCCGGCTGCCACGAAACCCGCAACCACAGACAAATAAGGGGCTACAGTAGTCCAAGTCACTGCTGCGACCGCCTTCATTCGCGCTATTAATAATGGGAGCATTTTTACATGAGCGGTACCTACTGTTAGGGCAGCTTTATCCGCAGCAACTTGTGCCCATTGAGCAACTATGTTTTTCCACAAAACAGTAGTCAACCCTTCTTTCGCGATTGTCTCTGCTAAAGTAGCATTTCTCAATTCAATCATGCCTAGGGCAAGTCCTGAAATTACGCCTGTTGTTTTTGTAAAATGCAACACTATCCCCATTATAGCCAAATTTAAAACACCAATATTATCTATTAAATTGATAATAGCGGTAGATAAATTATATAACTTTGAGATATTATCACTGCTAATAGTATTTATCCAAAGTCGTTGTAAAGAAGCTTGAGCTCGGTTACTCGCAGCCTCTACGCTATCTAAATAAGTTGTATAAGCTTTGTTAATAGAACCGGCTGCTTTTTCAGTCTCCTCAGTAATAGTTTTAACCCTATCGAAATTATTCATTACAGCAAAGAAACGGTTCTGCATACGAACTCCAGCAGAAGTTGTAGCAATATATGCTTGTTGATTTTTCGTTAACGTCGGCCATATATCTGACAGATCGTCTAGAATATTGTAAGTATTTCTTATTTGTCCATCGGTATTTGTAAATGTAACACCAACCGATTCTATAGCACCTTGAACTTTATTTAGTTCTGTATTAAATTCACCAGTTTCTTCGTTAACCCTATTAAATCTTGCTAAAATTGTCTTTAATGAAGTACCAAGTTGGCTAGGACCTTCTTGAGTAACTTCAAGCATCGTAGCCAAAATAGCTGTTGCTTGCTCCATCTCCATGCCGGCAGCATAAGCGGAGGAAGCAGATTTCGTAAAAGCCTCACCGAGTTCTTCCACACTGGACGCACTAATATTCGACGCTCGTAAAATTATATCTGTAGCCCGAATATGTGATTCTTTCATCGCATTTACCGCAGTAGTTACAACACGCAAAGATTCTTCTGTCGTAATTTGACCTGTCGCACTTAATTTAATTATTGTTTCAAGACGATCGCCAGCTTCTTGAATAGTCAGACCTTGGCGAAGTAACTCTGTATTAACTTGAGAAATTTGATCTACTGTTTTGCCCATTTCTACGGCTAAGTCAGCATAATCATTCGCTAAACCTTGGACTTCACTTCTTTGCTTACCAGTAACTATCGCGGCTTGAGTTATGTCTTTGTCCAACTCTTTAATAAACTCAAAGCCTTGTTCAAGTTCTCGCATTGAACCATATAAAACTCTAGCTGCAGCGCCCCAAATAGACATTTTTCTAATAGCATGGCCCATTTGAGTAACAAAATTCATTGAACGGGATACATTTTGTGTAATTACTTTAGTCTGACGACGCAAAGCACCAGTATTTTTGTCGACCATATAAGTTACATGATCTAATACATCCGCAGTTTTATCTTGCGTTACCATAACTTTTAAATAAGAGTTATTATATTTATCAGTCTCATTTTTTACTGAGTGAATCACCGCATTCTGTCCATGAAGGCTTTCTGCAAATTTTTGTAATTGAGGATCAGTTCTCGATAAACTGTCTCCCATTTTATCAAAATTCAAACCAGAACTTTGTTTGTAAAAAGTCCCTGCAAAGCTATTTAAATATTCTTCTTTTTTAGCATACTCGACTTTCATTTTTGCAGTTTGTTCTTCTTCTACTCTTGTTTGTTTTTCAGCGATTTCTTGAAGCCCTTTTTGGACTTCTTGTTCTGCTGATAGAGTGAACTTAGAAGTTTTAAGATTTTCTTCTTTTGCTTTTATATTTCCAAGAATCTCTTCTTTTTGTTTTTTATAAGTTTCAATAAGCTCTTCATTGCCAGATGAAAGTCCTGCTGTATCTATTTTCTTTTGAACCGAATTTAAATCTTTATATGTTTTTTCAAGATCTTTTATATCTTTTTTCGCTTGGATTACTTCTGCTTTTCCAAGTTTTAATTCTATTTTTGTTTCTTGAGCTTTTTTAAGTTCTTTGACTTGCTCTGTTAGTTTCGGCATTGTTGACACAGAATTTTCTAATTCTTTGGTGTGTTGTTTAAGATAATTTAATCTATCCTCATCAGCAGCAGTGAAATCTCCAGCTTGAGTCGCTTGTTTTATTTCTAGATTTATAAGTTCTTCATATTCTTTTTTGTATATTTTTATATTTTCTTGCCCTTGTTTAAATTGGTTAGTGTCTGCAGATTTTTGTTGGAATTTTTCCGTTTTGGCGATCATGTCTGAATGTGCTTTGTCTACTTGTTGATAATATAATTCTGCCTGTTTAGCAGTTATAGTTCCAGCTTGTTCTGCGGCCTGTATCGTAGCAGTCATATCTGCTTTCATTTTTTCAGTATTTTGTCTTAATTTTTCAAGATCAGCAGTAGTTTCTGGAGTAACTCCAGATTTTCCTTCTATAGTGTATAGTCCTTCGGTATCTTTCGTTACCTTTTTTAATTCTGCGCCATAGTCTTTGATTTGCTTTTCCATGCTTTGTACCATTTTGATAGAGCCCATGGAAAAACCAGAATCTGATAACTCATCAGCAGTAACTTTGACTTTGTGCATCTGACCATTCGCGTCAGAGAAAGCGAGGACCAAACTTTGTGTAGCACCAGTCATACTATCTATATTTTTTTCGGTTATTTTAAAATCAGCTTCAGGCAATTGCTGTTTAGCATATTGAAGCATTTCTTGAGTAGAATCTTTTTCAAGTTTGTTGGCATTTGAAATAGCCATTGTTTCCCAGAGTTTGGAAGCTAGTTCCAACTCTTTTCTGAAATCTTTTGCTTCGACTTTTAAGCCTTTTAATTGCTTCTCAATCGTCTTAAAAGATTCTTCGTCTATATTTAATTTAGCTTTTATTTCATTAAGAGCTTCTTTAAATTTTGGAGACTCTAATTGTTGATTAATCTCTTCTGCACTTTTCTTCTCATCTAACGCCATTAACAACAAACCAAAAATATTACTATCATTTACCAATCAATTTCACCTCACTTTAACCCACTTTTAATATTTACTTTTAACGTACCCATAACTTCCAAAAAACCCATTATGTATCGCTTCAAAATCTTTGCCTCTATCTGAAACGTGTTGATTATATTTAGTTATTTGCCCTACACTATAATTAGAGCCAGTAACTGATGGGGAAACTTTCCCGCCTCGAATTACTCCTCTTTCTCTATAAAAATAAGAAGCAACAGGATAATGTATCGCTAAAAAATTTTTTTGAGTGCCAATTCTCCATAAATCGGAATCATTTTTAATTCCTTTATATACCATTCCGTAAGGAAATTGTTTTTTTAGTTTATTTTTAGAACTAGTTTTAGAAATTGCAAATAAATGAGGATTATCTTTTACAAACTTTGGAAATTCTGACATTTTCATAGTTACAAAAAAGTAATCCGAAACGGATGCCCTTAACATCATATATTCAGTATTTACTGACAGATCTACATAAAAATTAGCGATTATATTTTTTTTCTCTAAATCACTTTTATTTGGGTTAAGTGTTACTTTACTATTGCGAATTATAGCTTCCATAGCATTTTCAAATGCTTGGTCGTCCATATTTCCACCATAAGTTCTTGCGGTTTGTTTTAAAAACCCCTCATCAATAGAGTAATTTATTCTAATTTTACCTCCTGGAGATTTCACTTGAACTCCAAGAATTTCATTTCTTTCAGAGTCGATTAACTCAACATCCCCGCCCAAGTAAGCGGCTTTCCATGCTTCATGTCTAAACAAATTTGATAAATTCATACCATACAACAAGACAGCTTCTGTGGTTTGACCAAAATTTATTCTTGCATTAAGAACTTTTTTATTCTTAGTTTTCGTATTAGATTTTACATGTTTATAAGAGTCTATAAGAGCTTTTTCCATATCTAACATTCGTTGTTTGAAAGCTCTGGCACTAGGATTTTCAAAGGGATTAGTAGTAAAAAACTCCAACGCTGTTTTACTAGCGTCCATCATAGATTTTACAGTGGTTGTATTAGGCAATTCCCTTGGATCTCTATGTTTAAATTTTGGTTTTACTTTCATTACTTCTTTAACCAAGGCTTTGTCTTTTTTATTAAAAGTTCGTTTGGCCATAAAGGCGCCTCCTTCAACTGGAGGTGCGTTCGACCTCCATTAAGCTCGCTTGTGCTTCCGCAATATTCATTAAAAATTCTGACATCTCTTGAATAATATTTTCTGGAATTTTATCCAAAATCTTATTAATTACACCAAATTCCGCTAAAGTTAAAAATAAATCTAAATCCTCATCCAATTCATCAGTCCATTCAATATCTGTCATTAATTTAATAAACAAAAAAATTGAAAGCATTTCTCCACCATATTTTTTCGAGTTCTCTTCCGTCATCCATTTAATTTCTTGAATCATTTTTTCTCTTATTGGCATAGAGAAAAAAGTAGCAACTTCAACAATATAATTTTCATTATCTATGTCAAACGAAACTTGCTGAGTCCGTCTGGTAGTCTCTTTTATTTTATCTTTAACGCTATTATTAATTTTCATAATAAATCTCTCCTTTTAATTCAAAAAATATAATAAAAAAGTGGGGAGAAATTCAGAACAAATTTCTCCCCATAGGAAAGTAGTAAATACCACTCAAATCACCTTTTTATTCTTCATCTCCATAAATTACGAATTCCCACATATTTGTATTTTCTGTTGGCTTAAGAATTTCCAAAGGAATGTCAAGCACAGCAGGATCACCATCTGGTGAGAAACTAAATGTAAAATTATCTTCAATTTTCACATTGTATGCAATAAATTGACCAAAGTAATCTTGTTTAGTTGCTTCATCTCTTACAAGTACATCCGCAACAACTTTGAAAGTTCCTCCAAATTTATCAGAAGTAACAGTAATCGTTTGAGTATCTGCCGGAGTAGAAGCAGTGTAATAAACTCGAACTCTAGTTCCTTTTTCTTCTGTAGTAGTTACTGTCGTGCCACTAACAGAGGCTCCAGATACTTCATCACCCAAACTATTACCATCTAAAAGATATACTGAAGCCGCAGGATCATCTAAGGCAGTAAAACTCAAAGTAGCTTCGCCAAGTTCATCTACAACTAGATCTTCGAATTTTTGGATTGTCTTTGCTCCAGTGACAATCTCATTACCAGTAAGCATAGCCAAAGCAGAATTATCAAAAATTGCATCCTGAAGTGTGACTCTAGCCTCTCGATTAGAAGAGAAACCTACTAACTTAGCGTTACCTCGACCTCCTCGTGCATATACTGTTTCACCAGTAGTTTCTACATCTGTCATTTTCATAGTGTTTAAAGTAACTATGGGAGATCCATCTGTTAAATCATAAAAAGTAACATCAGCCGCTTCTCGGACGGCCCATCTTTTTGGTGTTGCCATATATATTCCTCCCTTAATTGTTTTCTGTCCAATGGACAATTTTTTGCTTTTTAGGATTGACGTTTCCGCTTAATAAAGCTCTCATATTTAAATCATAATTTTCAATAGCTATCAAAGCCTCAAATTGTTGTTTAAATTGATAAAAAGTCAAATCCCATACTTTCGTGATATCTATATTTGGGGATCTTGTGGTGAATCTATTAATTAAAAACCCCAAAGTCGGTTCTCTTTTTTTCTTATATTTTTCTACAAGTCTTCTTGTTTCAGCTGCTCTTTTTCTAAATGCCGCAGCCTTGCTATTTGCGAAATTATAATCTTCTTCATCATTTGTTTTATTTAAATCTATATAATTTTCTTCTGCCAAAATTTTTCTTATTTCTTGCCAATTTTCATAAGTTAAAACATTTTCTCCTGAAAGAAAGTTTCCCTGTGAAAAAACAAAATCTTCTTTTGTAAAACACTTTAATGCTTTTGTTATTTGATCCGAAAAGGCTTTTCCCCAAATAGCTCTGACCCTAATCAAATCAAAGATATTATAACCTTCTGCCGATCTCAAGAATTCTTCGGGCAGTTGTAAATCTTCCGGCTTTAGAAAGAAAATAAATAGATTTTGATAATAATTATATTTTGGGTTTACGATATCTTTCAATTTCCAGGGATAAACGAAAAAGAAGTCAACAGGAACTGGCTGGCCGGAAAGAAGCAATTCATTCATTAATTAAAATCCATAGTGTTGTAATATATAGCCAAACCTTCCCAACCATTTGGCATTTCAACGGTTTTCATTCCGCCAAAACTTAACCTGCCGATTCCAAATCCCCTTGTTTGATTAAACAAATCATCAATACGATGCGCTAAATAATCAGTCCTTACAACATATCTATTTCCCAATTTCATTCGCATTAAGTCTTCATGCACAATAACATAAAAAGTTAATGAAGCTTCTTTAAATTTATATTCTACTGTACCAAAAGCCGCATACTCCATTGTAATAAAACAAGTTTTATCAGTAATTGTCTCTTGTATAGCTTTTTTATATGGAAAGATATTCTTATATAAAAGAGAAGCCCTATCTTCTACTGTAGAATTAACATCTTTTAACAAAATTGTATTAACTAATGCATCATCTGTAATTAAAGTTCTTGAGGCATTTTCTTTTACATCAAATACTTCGTCAAATCTTGCCACCTTATCACTCCTTTATACGAATGAGCGAACCAAAATGGTTTTGTAATAAAGTGCTCCTTCGTATTCTGCTTGTAACAATAAACTTTTTCCTATGTGTTGTACATCAGGCGCAATTTCAATTTTAGCCGTATCTTCATCAACTGAGAAAGAAAACCAATCAACTATTTCTGATACGCTCCACGTTGGAGAAACCGGTTCTTCATTGACAATTAAATTATACGAAGCGCTAAAGCCATAAATTATTTCACTTTTTCCATCAATGTAAATCTCTTGCGGAACTACTGGCGTAACATAATCGGCAATTTCATCGGTATCATTTTCATTCTTAATATCTTCGATAACAAACAATATTGTAACTCCAGTGTGAGTAAAATTATCGGCTCTGGTTACTTTATAAGGTATTTTGTCAATCATAAAGCGTTGATCTCTTTTAATTGTAGAAGTCTTAGAACTCAAAGGTAAAAAGACGTTAATTACATTCTCAGGCATATGGAAAAAATAATCTTCATCTGTCCCATCTACCCTTGAAAAATTCTTCGCTATTATTGGCTGTTCATACACGATATCTTCTACAATCCATTTTAGCACTCTATTAATACGAACTATGTTAGCTTGTTTAAAAATATGCCCAATTAAGTAAGTGTCCAAAACCAGCCAAGAGTAATCTTGCAAAGCATTAATTACATCCCCAGAGTTTAAATTATCGTCGGGATGCACATAAACTTTATCTGTACCTACTGTCTTTTTTGTCGTTTGAATTCTGACTTGCCGCACTTCACCTTCTGCACTTGTAACACAGACCCTTCTCGCCGATGGATTATTTTCCCAGTCATTTCGTAAAGAAACAATCATTCTGTCTTCTTGATTACTACCATCTAAAGGGCCTCTAACTCTCATTCGTTCACTATATTTATCAAAATAATCCATCTATAATCACCTACTTTGGTTCTATTTTTTTTAGTAGGTCTATACTATCAAAAACCGTTTTTCTAAACAAAGGCATTTCATTTTTATCTATTAAGAATAAACCTTCTAATTTAGCTAATAGTGCGGTAAAATAAACTTCATCAATCAAAGAATCGAAGCCGCTTAATTCAATTAACAAACCCTGTAAATATTTTTCCCATTCTTTTTTTTCTTCCCTAAGCGGGAGCACTTTGAAAATATTTTTCACGGTATGTTCTTTGTACAGTTCAAAATCGACCATACTATTATATTTAGTCTTAATTTTCATATTTATTCACCGCCTAACTTGTAAAACAAGGAGGCATTATTGTGTCTGCGGGAATAACGCTTTTTTAATTTTTCTATATATAAAGCATTTTCTTCTTCTAATTTTAATAAAGAATTTATATGGTTGGCTTGAGAATATCTTTGAAATTCTGCTGGAGACATGGTTTGTCTTATCAATTCAACATCTCTCAATTCTCTGCGCATCCAAGCATGAGTCATTAAGTGTCCTAAAATTTGAATTTCATCGAACCCTAAATCATTTTCAAACATCATAGAAACGTCATCTTTAGCTTTTAAATCTACCTTTGGAAATTCAAAGTTAAGAATGGCATCATCTAATAAAATCATCATATCGTCTTCAGCAACTTCTATATCTAGCGTCGAATAAATAGGATCTGTAATTTTTCCTAAAAAGACTCGAAAAACTTTTTCATAAGGTGTCATATTGTCACACCTCTATTCTTTCGCTATTCTTCGAGGTCTACCTGAATTATTGTCAAATTCTTTTTGGTCTTTCTTCCCTACAGCCTCTTCTTGCCTTTCTGCTATTACACTCAAAATATCTATTCCAGCATATTTACCAATAAGTTTTGCTATAGACAAATCTGATACAGGTACCTCTATTGCAATTTGGACAAAAGTGCTAAGTAACATATTGCTGCAATATTGTAAAAATTCTTCGATTTCTTTGAAATTACCAGATTTAATTAAATCAAACATTTCTTTTCTATCTAAAACGAATTTGTCCAAGGGAGGCAAATCTAATCTTTCTCTAACTTCATTATCTTTAATTAACAAGACACCTTCATTAAAGAATTTTTTGCCTCCTGGACTATTGCAAGCCTCATATAACTCATCGACTTTTATTTTTTTCATAGAGCCTGGAGTATGCCAAGTTCTAGTAACTTTATCTGTCACATAGCTAATGCTAGATCGATGATTACTCCATACCTCTACTATTGTATTATCATTTATTTCTCTCATAACTATTTCCTCCTTTTATACTAAAAAATAGGGTAGTAAAAACTACCCTATTTAATTATTACAGTGCGGTATTTTCGTAAATTCCGTAATGATTGGTGTTAAGGATAGCAATACCCATTTTCTTATAAATTTGCATTTCAATAGACCAATCTTCTCTCTCTACTTCTTTCATCAAAGTTTCACCTTCGAAGGCTACTTTAACAGGCTTCTCTGTAGCTCCAGCAGGCATGATGTAGCAGAAAGAATCATCAATAACTTTCTCAGTATTAGTTGCATCTGTGAAAGATTGTGGAATAATTACTACATCGGCTCCCAAGTATTTACCAATATAACCCATTCCTCGCATATCCGCTTTATCGGCATCACCAATAAATTTGTCAGAAGGAACAAGAGAACCAGCAAAGGCTTGAGTACAGAAAATTGTAGGTTGGCCATAAGCTCTAACGGTATTCAAAATTCTGTCAAATTCTGCAGCCACAAAGCTGTTGGCCGTATGTACATTAGCAGCCGGCATAGAATTAATAGTACCTTGTAAAGCAACTGTTAAATCTTGATAAGCGGCATTCTCAAGATCTTTCAAAAAGATATCAAGAACTTCGGAAATACTTTCTCTACCAGATAAGAAACCTTCCAGAGTTTGATAAACTGCCCCACCATGAGCATAAGTCTCAACATCTACATAGGATCTGTCAAGTCTAACTCTCTCATAAACACCAGCAGCTGCGACTCTGGTCACGAATCTTTTTACGTTATTCAAGCCTTTTCTAAGCATGAACCTGGGCTTATCGCCATGAGCCACTGTCATAAAATCGGCAAAAGAACCGAAAGCTTGGCTAACGTTTCTTGGCAATACTTCGTCAATCATAGTTGCCATAAGCTCAAAAACAGCCGGATGATTCGCCTTCCATTTATAATAATCAATCGCTCCTGCTTCATTGCACACTAAGTTGGACACTTCCATTCTTAGTGCGTCTTCCATATCATTTAAACTAAACTCACCTGATGGTCTTTTACGAACAACATCGACCGCAAGCTTTTTGATATTAGCATCTAAAGTCATTACTATTCCTCCCTATATTTAACAATAAAATGTCTACTTAAATTAAGCTTTCGCTACTGAGAATTTAATGCCTTGCTTTCCGTTAGGCAGTAAAACCCATTCTACGATATTTAAAACTACAGCTTCTGTGCCAGCGGCTGCGGCTAAAAGTTGAATATCTCCAGTAGCACTAGGCACGCCGACAGTAGCCTCAGTCTTAGCTTCGGTTACATCTTCGAAAAGACCTAAGTCTACCGCATTAGTTTCAAAAATATCTCCAACATTTAATTTCATCATTCTTGGATAGTTTGGCTCAGTTACGATAAAAGCATCTCTTCCAAGAGCCGATTCATAAAGTCTTTCTTCGGAATGATGTAAGTAAACATAAGCATCTTCATCAGCAGGAAGTCCTACTTCTTTTGCTACATCATCGACAGTCAATAGTTGACCATTTTGTGCCCCAACTTCGGCCAAAGCATCACTCATTGGGTACTGCGCTTTAATTTCTCCTGTTCTCACAGCAGCGACATGGTTAGTCTCTACTAATGAGTATCCAGTTTCTAAAAATCTTGCCATCTATAATTCCTCCTTAAATTTATAACTATTCCTTTACCCGCAAAAGCTAATTTTGTTTATACTTTCTGATAATATCAGCATATTCTGGTTCTTTTTTAATGCTAGATTTAATCGCGGGGTTTGTTACAACTACTTTAGCACTACTTTTTTGAGTGCTTACTTTTTTGCCTCTAAGAGCAAAAAGTCTGATTTCCAATTCTTCTAATGAATAATCTGAATCTCGTAAAGTCTGAATTTCTTCTTCTTCTAAGTCATCAAATTCTTTAAACAAAATTTCTTTATTTGCTTCTACTTTTTCTTGCTCAATTTTAACTTTAAAAGCTTTTAAATCTTCATTTTCAGCCGCAAGTTGAGAAACCTGTTTTTTCAAATCTTCTATTTGAGCTTGATAGTCTTCAGAATTTACACTTGTTTCTGCTTTTTCTCCTTCAGATTCAATCCCTGTCTCATTAAATTCGTTGTCTAAATCAAGCTCTTTTTTGTTAGCTTCATCGGTTTCAGTTTCTGAGAAATCTGAATCTTCTTCTTGAGTTTGTTCTTCTTGTTGAACTCCGTCTTCGTTAAATTGAGATTCTCCAGCTGTAGCTTCGTCTTCGTTGTTGTTTATTTCTTCATTTGTAAATTTAGCCAATTCTTCTTTTAAATCGGCCATCATTGAACTAATAGAATTTGCAGAATATTTTACTACTTCCGCTTTGGCTCCAATCATAGCTTCTTTAACATCTTCACCTAGTAAGGCTACTCCAGTATATTTGTAAGCTTTGATATCAACATAACTATCATGCCATTCGTAATCATCAACAAGAATTTCCATTGATACTTTTTTAACTTTATCTCTGTTTAAAATGTCTAAAGCAGAATTTGCATAATCTTTCCAAACATATGCATCCGCTACGACGAACATTTTTCCTGACTCTTCATCGATCTCAGTAGCGTAGTTGTTCGTTTCAGGAATGATTCCAATGGGTCTTCCTAAATAAACATACTTCACATCATCTTCGGTAATCTTGATTTCATATTCATGACCTGCAAAATCACCATTAGAATCTTCTCCGTCAACTTTTTTAACGAAAGCCAATAAGGGAATATTAGCAAGAGTAGGGGCAGCTGCCTCTATTGACTCGGTATTGAAATTAGAATTATTCAAATTCAATCCAGAGTGCATTATCTTGACTCTTAATTTTAAAAATCTTTCGTTATCAAAAGAAGCTACAGAGTATGAGACAGGAAGATTTACTTCCAACACTTTGGTAGGCATTCTCTCACTCCTCAAAAGGACATTTTTTTGGACATGTAATAAGAATCAGTGTCCTCCAAATTTGGCATTTGAATATTCTCATTAAAATCAAATATCCAAGTTACTTTACCCTCTTTTTCTTTTTTTGTAATTAATTTAAAACCTTGTTGCTCTAATTTTTCTCTTGTTTTTAAATCATTAGTATAAACAAACACAGTTCTATTCGCCTCCTGCCCGGTCATCATTTTTTAGACCGTCTCTAGTTTCTTCGCCTTCTTCAGACAAAGGTTCTTCAGACTCAGGTCGGCCTTCAGCATTATTATTTGATGTATGTGAAGAAGAAAGTGGCATCATGCGATTAGGTAAATCCATTAATATATTTTCATACATTAATAAGAAGTCTGTATCATACTGCCTTATGCCCATAGCTGTCAAAGCCAATAATTTTGTAGGGAATCCATAAGTTCCAGCATTTATGTATTCAGTTATTTTTTCACTTCTGTTGAAAATAGTTATGGGTGGAAATATGATACCAAATTCATAACTTGGGGAAAGCTCATAGAATTTGTTTTGATACCATCTTTCGAACTGTTTTAGTAAAGGAAACATTAGCGTTTCATCAGTTTTTGCTGACAAGTTTAGCCCAATGCTTCCAGTAGCAGTACCCGCATTAAATAACGCAATAGGCGTCCCGGCACTCGTGTAAATTGAATTTGTAGCTTTTTCTATATCATCTTTCTCTACCCTAGATTGCGTTCCGCTATCTAATGTAACGGCATCAATTTCACAAGGAGTAGTTAAAACATCAATAATGTCACTAGAAATCATATTTCTAGCATTTCTATGCAAATCTTCAATTTCTTCCATATACAAAGCAAGCTCGTTGTCTTTGTTTAATGGAACTTTTTGAACCAACAGAGTATATAAACTTAATTTAATTCTGGTTTTGTCAATATTTTTATATTCATCCAACTCTAGTAAATCTAAAAAAATTGTGCTAAATAAAGGAGTCGGAGTTTCTAACATATGCGCTCTAGCATAATTCGGGTCTAACGCTAGCCAACGCAAATCATTATCTTTTTTATATGCTAAATATGCTTTTTCAAACTCGGGTGGATAACCTGCAAATTCATCTATTTTATCTTCTTCGGTCCGAAATTGATCGAAATATTTTAAATCAAATTCTACTTGATATACTCCATTAACTTTGTATCGAATTCTAGAATAATCTGGAGATAACCGCAACATAGCGATTTGGTCATTTCCCAATTCTCTCTCATAGCCAAAGAAAATTCCATCTTTGACAACTGAAAAAGCTATCATATAACTAGTTTCTTCAATTGCGGCGTTTTTTGTGTAATCTAAAACCTTTTTAAGATTTTTATTTAATTTATTTACTTCAGCTGGCTCCTCAACTTGAAACCTAGGAATAACTAAATGATCATAAGTTAACAACTGCGCCATATAATGGACTAGCCTTCGATATTCTCCGCTTAATCTATAAAATTGTTCTGACAGCTGTCTCAAAATCACTGGGTCATTATTGCTTAAAGCATTTTGAATACGAACTGGATCTAAATTATATCTATTTTTTGCTTGTGCCGTGTTAGGAACAATAGTTTTTGCGGTATTAAGTTTTTTAAATTTAACCTTTTCTCTGCCTAAATTTCCAACTGTCGGAATATCTACAACTTGACTTAATTTCTCCATTTATTCACCTCCGATACAAAATATCTGTTTTATATAATTTCATCTACTAAACCTAAACTCAACATTTGGTCAGAATCATAATATAATTCATGCCTATCAACTTTTCTATATTCTTCTTCTGTTATATAAGAATGTTGAATAACAAAATCTGCAATTCTTTGTTCAAATCTCTCATAAAAGTGAAAGTAATCTTTAACTGCGGAATTTGAGCCGGATACCAACTGTGACCCGCCATGCATTAAAGCCGTTGAGAAAGAAAAACATTTTCTAGTTACATTTGGATTGTTATATCCTGCCATAAGAATCAATGTTCCCATACTATAAGCATAACCTAATACTATAACAGTAGTAGGTGATTTTAATTTTTGTATGGCTGAAACTAAAGTAAAACCATCATGCACTGAACCGCCAGGAGTATTTATATAAATAGTAATTGGATCTAAAGTCCCGTCATTATCAGCGTTCATCAATGGAATTGTAACTAAATTTGTTGTTTCTTCTGTAATTTCATTTGTCACATAAAAAATCCTGTTTTTTAAACCTTCATAATATTGCATAGTCAAAGGGTCTGGGGTATCTGCTACATCTACAAGCACTTCTCTTAATATATCTGTCATGGTGTTGCCTCCTTTTGTCCTTAAATGATCCTTCCACCTATTAGTGTCGAAACCATCGTCAATTTTAGTAAAAATTCCCAAAATTTTACTTTTGTTTGAAAATAGTTAGTGAGAGAATATTCCCTCACTAACTATAGTATACCACATTTTGATAAAAATGTCAAACATTCTATTCGAAATTTTAAATTAATTAAATAACATAGCGGAAGTTATGCTTCGTCTAGGTTTTCTTACTCTCGCATAATATTCTCTTTCTTGCTCTGAGATTACCCATAATCCATACTCTAATGCGGAAAATGTATCTTTCTCCGCATCTGTCCGAATTAACTCTAATTTAAGATAAGTATTATTTCTATTTATACGCAAATTTGTTGTTTCATTTACCAATAAGGAAGTATGTTTATATGGCTCCATATAACGCAGTCTTTCTTGTAATCCCATTTTTTGTCCTTTTTGCATTTCCAATAGTTTATCTTTGGCTTCTTTCTCATCTACTAATAGTTTAACTTTTCCAGAAAAGAGCTCGTTGTAACAATTTGTGTGTATCGTCATATTAATCCAAATTTTCATTTGGTATGGACTATCTCTTACATAGCTTTAAACTATGCACACCTGTTTCAAATGACGTACTAATAGTCATCTTACTTCCCGATTAAAGGAATAGTCTCTACATGTTTATAGCATTATATGCTATTTTCACACGGGATTGCCCTCGTCTTTACGTTAGGGTTTCCCCGTTAGCATGCTATTAGCATACCCTCACCAGTCAGTGAGAAAAGGTGTGTCCGGGCAAATACTTTACCCGCTGAATGCTGATTAGTCTTAATTATGTGTATTTTGGGTGGAGCGCCAATTTTTTGGTCTATTGAATATTGATCATATTGTTTAATATTCTGTATATTCCAAGCTGGATAATTGATGCCAGAATCAGGACTGACATTATCGGTCATAAGAAAATCTAGCAGACCCACACCTAATCCATTTGCATCAATAACAACTGTTTGAAAGTCAAATGCAGCATCTAGCTCTTTGATTTTAGAAGCTTGATATAAAAAGTTTCTTCCTTCCATGAGAAAAATATTAACTATACTTTTTGTAAATGAATCAGTACCTCTACGCACTTTAAAAACTTCAGCTACAGTTCTAGCAGAGTTTCTCGCTACGTCGACTGATAATACATAAAATACATTTTCTTCTTGCTTAGCTTTCCATTCAGCTTTTTTTATCTTTCGCAAAATAGACATTTTATCAAAATCAAATAAGCTTCCTTCTACGGTTGAAGTCCATTTTGATAAAAATTCTCTAGCAAATGAACTCTCTTCATATGTGTTGGAGCGTTTTATTGAGTTTACAAAATCTTCATTAAGTAAACCATAATATAGTGGAACTACGTAGTCTCCCATTCATATTCAACCAGTGCGTTAAACTGACCCGCAACTTTACTTGCAGCTTACAAATTTCTTGTAAGATTAGACTATATCTTTTCGCTAAGCGAATCTCTCCACAGGCCAAAACTTTATTGGCTCTTAGTCGTTGAACGTTCTTCAGCTAGTATTTTTTCAATTTCTTCTTTCCAAGTAATATATCGTTTAATATTGCTAATAGTATTAGGAGAAACATTATATTTCTTAGCTAACATTGCATATGTACAGTTTTGATTGAGCAATATTTCTTTAACCTGCTCTTTAGTTAATCTCGAATTAGGATTATCCGCGCCAGTTTTTCCGTTAAGTTTTGTTTGTAAAGCATGAATGTTGTTTTCTTCGATGGTCATCCATTCTAAATTGTCTAGTTGATTATTTAATTTATTACCGTCTTTATGGTTCACTGTTAAATTCTCACAATTTTCAACATAGTTATAACATGTTAAAACTAGACGATGAGCGAATCTATTATATTTTTTCTTGTCTACTCCGTATAAACTATATTTTATATATCCAAATTTATCTACGGTAGGTTTTAAAAAATCTTTTTTACGAGTTGAATATACTTTGCCATCTTCTGTGATATAATATTTTTCTATTAATTCTGGGAAAAACAAGTTTAATTGTATCATAAATATCCCTCCTTTCTTATTATACTAGCTGAAGCTTCGCTGCGGATTGCCCAATATAATTATCTTTTTACTATACCAAACACATTACTGTTTGCCACCATATAATCACTTACATAGTTTAGTAATAATTATCTTAAGGGTGTTCCCGCAATTCAAAGAGAAGGGGCCGAAATTAACCCCAGCTGAATGCTCTATCAGGATATAAAACTGACTCTATTAAAATCTCTATTGCTTTATCATAAGCATATGAATTTTTATACCCAGCTGATCCGACATAAGTTTGTTGTTGATGTGGTTCTGCTGCATTTAGTTCTCCGGATTTTGTTCTTCTACTAATATTAAGGAGCGGTAAGACTCGTGTAAATCTATTGTTTCCAATAGCACTGACTATCTCTTACGCAATTTTACATTGCGCACATCCTTTTCGAATAACATGCCAAATAGTTATCCTACGAAGCAATTACGCCTCTAGTCGATACAGGTTATTTTAATTAAGGTGACGTCGTATTGTACCCGGATCACGGCCAAGCGCCCGAGCTATATCAGCAACACTTATAGTCTTTTTATTTTGTAATATAAATGCTTTTTCCTCTTTTGTGATTCGGATTGAGGTTTTTCGTAGTGGGTATTGAATAGAATCTAAAGAAAATTTATGTTTACCTAAATTAATTCTTTTGATCGTTTCTGGATTTAAATTAAATATTTCAGCAATTTCATTGAACATTTTTTTAGTAGTAATCAACATCTTTTCAATTTTTTCTACATCAACCTTGTCTAAATATCTCTTATACAGAGGATAAGTAAAACCATCTAATTTATGCAACCCTTGGTTAATTCTTACTAAATATCCCTTAGAAACTTTGAATTTTTGCATGATGATATCATATCCTATTCCTGCTTGGATGTACCTAAAGGCAAATTAATATTATATCCTTCATGTACAGAGTTAAAATAAACTATCCATTTCAATTCATCCTCATCTGGATTAACTGTTTTCTCTAATACTTCTATCTTAAAATTTTCTTCCCCATATTTTTGAATAGCTTTATGAATTATGCTATTAGTGTTTTTTGTTCGATGTTCATTCCATCGTCGATTTACATTATTTGTTTGTCCTATATACATTTTATTATTAATTAAATTTGTGATTTTATAAATATATTTCATTTTGTCTCCTTAATTAAAATCTTCCCACGGGATTGCCATAGAATACTGGATTCCTTAGGTTTCCCCGTTAGCAGGATATTATCCTACCCCAATGGCTAATTGGTAAAGATGTGTTCAGGCAATTTTACTTACCTCATTCATTTCACGGCTCGGAAGGTCTTTAACCTCTTCCGCTAGTACTCCATTTCTTCTTCCACCCCTAGAACTATCACCAATACCCACAATGTCGAACTCACTTCCATTTTTAAATACCAACCTAATATAATCATCCGCCATGGTCGTTTGACTGCCTTTTACCCAATTTACTTCTTCTCTTAACAAAGGCATAAGACTAAATAACTCATTGATTTTTTCTCTACCAATTCTAGATGCTTGGTTTTTATGTTCAGCGACCATAGTTTCTTTGGTACCTGGTAAAAGTACACACTTTATTATTTTTCCTAAAACCGCCATAAAGGATTTTGAGTAACCCCTTGTGGCTGTCTGAAACACCTTTTTATATCGTTGATTAACCCGCATCCCTAAAGTTTGAAAAGGAAATAACTTAAAACTGGTATCTAACGGCAATAACTGGGTGACTAGCTTATCAGGGTAAGCTAGCCACAATTCATAATATTGCTCTAATATAGGCAAAATTTTATATAATCTTTCTTCTGTTACTACTTTGCCTCCAGTTCTATGTTCTGGCCCTAATTGCAATAGTCCAGTATCTTGTTTGTTTTCCCTAGCTTTGAGTTGAGATTTTCGTAGCTCTTTCATATAACTTTTTTCAACTCTCATCGTCTTCACCTGTTTCATCTAGCATCTTTTCTTGTCTTTTTCTCTCATACAAATCAGTTAAATTCACTTCTCCTTGGACCAAATCTCGCAGATACTCTTTTATATTGTTTTCAATCATATCAACTTCATCTCTTGGTATTCCTTCATAAAAATGAGGTTTATAACCATTTCTTTCAATAAATTCAATAACTTGGCCTATTGCCGTGATGCCATTTGATTGAGTGGTTTCAAGAGTTTTTAATGCAGAAGTCATTAGTTTATCATATTGAGTAATTTTATCTTTATCTACTGCGCCAACTGATAAATCTTGATCTATGAGAATAGATAAGCGAGCGATTTTCCGCAACATATCTTTTTGAGCTTCGGTCTGGACATTGTAGTCACTTAGACTGGAATTAAAGAATCTTTCTAATCTAATTAAGTCTATTTCTTCTAATTTGTCTCCCCAAGCGAGTTTCAATTTAGCAATTAACTCTGGGCGCAATTCGTCTAATTCTGTTTGAATTGCGCCTTCTTTTGCTAATATCATTAGTTTGTCATTTTGTTCTTTCCAGTCATATTTGTAATAATTTATTTCATGATAAGCATGAGCGTATTTACGGAAAGCGTTATTTTTTTCTCGTTTCCAAATTTTCCGCCATTCATTGGGGAGAAAAGCCATATTTGCATGTTGGCATAATCTATCTACTTCGTTGAGATTATCGCCATCTATGAAATTTTCTATGCAGTCATAACAGATATTTATATGGCCATTTGGCCAAAGGTATCCTGTTGACGGCATAAATTCAGAAATTGGTTTTTCTTTGTTGCATTTTTCACACTTCAAACTACCACCTTCTTATTCCTTTAAGATAAATTTTGTTGAATATCTTTATTTTTATTTACAATTTCCTTTTCTGTTTCCGCCTTTGGGTTTGCTTGGTTTCGGGGATTGTGTTCTTGGACCTTTTCCATCTTTATTAGGCATTCTCTACCTCCACAAAACGCTTGGCTTTAAATTCACTTTTCTT